CCCTGAAACACAAAAGCCCTGAAGTCCTCAGGGCTTTTTTAATGGAACACACACTCAGCGATGAGGACATAACAAAGGGATTCCTCACTCGGAATAACTGGAATTATCAAATAAAGTTCGATAGCCTCTCAGATGGAGTCCTGATTCTGGAAAACCTTCCTTGCAAAGTTCTCGTTAGTTTCCAAACCCTACAAGGCGGAGCGAGCTTTGCAGTCGTAAGACTCATTAAAAAGGAAAAGAGGAAATAAGACATGGTCAATTACTACAAGCAAGATGAAGTACAGAAGTGGGAATTTGAAGAATTCAATCACAGTTTCTCGATGGATGCTAATAACGTTCTTCTCGCTGGTTCTATGCGTAATCTATCGAGTGAGTGCGGATCTGAAACATATTATATTCCTAGATATTTCTATAGGGAAGAAAGGAAATAAAAACATGACCGAAAACGAACGCGCACTAAGCAGCCTGAAACGACTTCAGGAATTAACATGGCATCTTCCCACAGAAAGAGCAGAAGATAAGGAAGCAATGGCCGAAGCTGTATTCGACTATGTGGAAGCATCCTGCGGCTACAAAAAAGCAGAACAATGTATGAAAATGGCATATGCAAGTGGAAGTCTTACGGAAGTAATCTCAATCCTTGCGGAGGAAGTAAGTTATGACGTGGAATACCATGCAGGAAATCAGGAATTGCCGTACTGAGCGGCAAACAAAGGAAATTTGGGATACATATCTGAAACAGCGAAAGGAAAGCGAGAAAAAGAGTGGAAAAGGCAACAATAAAAAAGATAGTAAGAAATAACACCTTGTTTCAAAGACACGAGTGTGACATCTACGCATTAGGATTCGCGCTCGTTGTTTTTCTCTTGGCAATGACTACTTAGAAAGGAAGGAAAGTAAAATGAACGCATATCCAGACCGTACCTTGCGAAACAAACTGGCTGAGATGTCAAAGGAAGACTTGATTGAAATCGCTGATCAGGCTTTCATGCATCTTCGCGCAGTTTGCTACAGTAGGAATAACTTCTCCGTGGAAACCATGGCCATCATGGCCAAAGCTGGAAAGGTTCTTCCAACACGGACGAGGGATGTAGAGAAGATGCATCGAGATGCATATGAGTTCCTGAATAAGTTCTAGCAGACGCAGTAAAGAAATTCCCGGCTTCCTTAACAAGCTCTTAAAGAAAGGAGAGCCAAAAGCCGAGTGCGCCACACTCTATCCCATTTCGGGAACAGGAAGCCGGGAACCTGAAAAGAATATAGAACTCTGCCCTTCGGGTAGATTTGTGTGTTCTTACTCTCAAAAGAAAGGAAACAAAGATGCTTACTGGACAAAATTTGGAAACCTTGATCAAGAAATACAATAATCTGGTGGGAGAGGCAGGTCTTATCAAAGAAGAAATTCTGAAGCATGTAACCATTTGGCAATCTCAAGCAGATTTGGGATTCACTGTCGAAGCCATGAATACGTACAGGAAACAGAATAACTGCTCTATCAAAGAGGCACATGAAGCAGTCAGGGCTTTCCAGAATCAGAAATAAGAAAGGAAATAGAAATGAAAATGACGCTCGCAGAACTCCTCGCTAAAAAAGGAATCAAACCAGTTTCAGCAGTAAATCCCACCATCATTGTCCAACCTCCCGCTGAGAAGAAGGAAACCTTTTCCACGAGTATCATCTTGGACGAGGATCAGAAAACCGCAGTGCAGCTTGCTGCGGCAGGAAAATCTTTCTGTATCATCGGAAAAGCAGGAACAGGGAAAACGACGACAGAAAGGGAACTCATCAAGACTATCCTGAAAACAGAGCGTCTTCAGGGTGAAACCCATGTATTCAAGATCCAAGGAACAAAGGATAGAGTTTCTGGCCCAGCGGCAGCAGTAGTCGCATATACCAGAATTGCATCAGGAAATTCAAAGCGGGCAATTTGTAAAGAATCCGAATTGGAGTTTTTCGCACCGAATATCACAACGGTGCATAATTTCCTTGAGTTTGAGCCAGAGTTCTACTTCAATCCTGAGACTCAAAAAGATTCCATGAGGTTTGTTCCACGTCGCCATGCAGGAAATATGCTGACGACAAAAACAATCGCATTTGAAGAAGCCTCCATGATCGACCTCCCATTGTGGGAGAAAGTATTTGATGCAATGGAAGCTGGAACCCAATGTATTTTCATCGGAGATATCAATCAGCTTCCGCCCGTTTTTGGCCCTAGCATCCTAAACTATGCCTTAGCGCAGCTTCCTGTCATCGAACTGCGCACAGTTTATCGCCAAGCATTTAACAGTCTCGTACTGAAGAATGCACACAACATTCTTGATGGAAATCCATTAGAGTACGGGCCTGACTTTAAGCTGATAGAAGGCGGCACGAAACAGCATGGCCAGCATATCATGGCAACGCTGTTTGCAAACACAATGAAGAAGTGGCATGAAGCAGGAGAATATGATCCCGAAACAGATATCGTTCTAACTCCGTTCGGAAAGCAAGCTCTTGGTTCTACTTCATTGAACAACCACATTGCACAATTCCTAAATCAGAATGAAGTTTGGGAAGTCATCGCAGGGAGAAGGAAGCTCTATCTCGCAGTCGGAGATAAGATTATGTACAACAAGCAAGTAGGATACATAAAGGAGATAGATGTCAATCGTATCTATGCAGGGAAATCTCCACGCCCACCAAGCAAACATCTTACCCGCTTCGGGGTTATGCATCATTCGGATTTCGATCTTGATGATCTGGATGATAACGGCTTAGCCGGTGTAGATGTCGATCTCGAAGCAATGGCGCAAGAGGATATTGAAGAACTTACTCATCAAGCCAGCAACGTCGTGACGATAGAACTTCAAGATACTGGAGAAGTCTTGCGACTCAGGAAAACCGGGGAATTCTCAGAAGCAATTTTCTCCTTGGCCTACGCACTGACAGTCCATAAGAGTCAGGGCTGCGAATGGCGTAAAGTTATAATCGTTCTGCACAAAGATCATAGTATCATGGCTTTTAATGAACTCCTCTACACTGCCGTGACTCGTGCTTCCGAGAAAGTAGTCTTGATTTCCAAGCAGTTTATGATCGACAAGGCGATAGCGAATAGAAGGCTGAAAGGAAATTCAATAGCGGAGAAGATCGAATATTTCAACGCAAACATGACGCTGAATGGCGTATCCTGTGTTAAGAAATTTTAAGAGGAAAGGAAATCTAAAAATGCCTGAAGATTTTACCTATTATTGGTATTACCATGGAATTTTTAATTCGTACTATAGTCTCTTATGGCAGGAACAAGGAGAATATTATTCTCACCTGTTAGACAGGGATCTGTTCGCAATGTACTGTATGATGTCAGTGTAACTAAAGAAGGAAATAAAAAATGGATGATATGAAAAGAGCCATTTACATGCTGGCTTTGGAAAAGATAAGCAAAGAAGAGGAGAAGTTTGTTTGCTTAGCGTTGCATAAAGCCTTCGTAGAAATTACAGGCTATAACCTACTAGGCTCTCCAGAGAGTGAAATAATAGAAATTTTCTCGGAATTTTTCAATTTATACGATGCAAGATTTTGGTATAAGTGGGGAAACTCGATACTTTTTAACTCTCTAGAAGACAGTGCAAGTTGCTCTAGCTGGTGGAAGTATGACTGGAAAGAGCCAAGAGTACGTGTTCTCAGTTACATATTATGCCAACATTAGAAGAACTTCTTGCAGCAGCGAAAGCTAGGAGAGCACTCAAGGAAAAAGGAACGCCTTTGAGTGTTTTCCTTTTATTAATTTCTAGAGGAGACCCGAAAGACTTAACATATACGATAGCATTTTTATCACAGTGGCTAGCACCAATAGTCGCGCCACCTGAAATAAAACCAAGAGACTTAACAATGTGGGAATGTGTTCCAATGCTACAGTATATAAAAAATTGGACAGGAATCCCGCTTTCAGTAATCTATGACGTAGGAAAGGATATAAAATGGCCGAAGTATCCGTGGTAAGAAATCTCACTTCAGCAGTAAAGAATTTCGTAGCAAGAAACGTAACGAACCAAACACAAAGAGCTACATTGAGCGCAATCTTACGTAGCTTTTCACTCACACTCGAGAAGGAAGAAAGCAAACTTCTTATCCTTGAAACCATTACGGAGGTAACGAAATATGATCCAAACACACGAAACGGATCTTGATTTAGAACTGGAGGACCTTGAATTCGATGAGGAAACAGATGTAGAAAAGGTTTCCTATCAAGAAATTCTGCAGGATGCCTTAGCAGCGGAGGATGCCGGACATCTAATTACAATCCCGAAAGATTCCCTAGCAGTTGTTCAAAAGGGAATCATGAACGCCAAATCCGCTGCTAGAAAAAGAGCACACAGCAAAGGAATTCCTTGGGAAGCAGTCACTTTGCGATTCAAAGTAGAGGAAGATGAAACCGATCCTGATTGGATTGATCTCCGTGTCTTTGCAACCAGACGTGCTACAGTTCTAGTACGCCGCAGGCCAGTATCACGAGTAAAAATAGCTGAATTGTCGAAAGTTGATCTATCTGGGGAATAAACGATCGGCGTTAGCTATATCCAACCTTGCGAAGCAAATAAAGTAAAGGAATGAAACATGGAAATCTCCGAGCTAAGAAAAGCAACCCTCCATCTTCAAGCATGGAATAAATTGAAGGAGATAGTAACAGGCAGATTTGGCGCAGCTTTGAGGAGTAGTAGCGATTTCGGATGCATAGAACATATGGACTCAACAATAAACGAATTACTGCGACTTCGAGCAGAGCTTTCCTTTGTGAATGAAATGATCGCTGCCTGTGAGAGTAAGGTGAAAGAAGCTCTTAACGAAACCGGAAAATAGAAAGGACTAGAACATGGAGCTAACNNCTTTCAGGAACGGATCTAAAAGCAGAGATGGATGATCTGAAAATGGTCCTCCTGAAGAATCCGGCGGCATGTGAATTGCTTCTTCCTGAAGATATAGGAATGGCTGTTGCTGCAATCAAGAGACTGGTAGGAACTGCTATTGCAGCAGCGACAAAAGAAACCCCGTCTTCCCGCAGGAAAGGAAGCACGAAGGTGGATCTTTCAATTGATCTTTCTTTGGACTAACCAATATGAAACTCTCTCTCAAATTCTTGGTACAAACAATCTTCCTGATTCTACTGAGTCCGTTCTTCCTTCTCGGATTCCTCGTAGGAATAGTGTTCCATCCAGTGCAAGCAGGATTTCAAGCCTTCAAACCTTTCATAGAATATATCCTTAGTTCGAGGAAAGAGAGGAAGCAAGATGACTAGTCATAATTCCTGGGTCACTGGTTCAAATCCAGTACCGCCCACCAATTAACAAATATAGCCCGAGTGGTGGAATTGGTATGCACAGCAGACTTAAAATCTGCCGACTTAGGTCATGCGGGTTCGACTCCCGCCTCGGGCACCAAAACTAAACAAAAACCCATGAGGGGATAAAGATGAAACTTGGAGAAGCTTTTGACAACCCAGAAAAATTGTCCAACAGCCATGCAGAAAAACTTTTCAAACTCGGACTGCTCAACTCTGACAGAACACACACTGCTTTAACAGTAAAACTATTAGCTGGAGATAAAGAGGCACTTGAAGAAGTGGCAGAAATTTTATTCCCAAAACCAAGCGACATAGGTCCAGATTGGGTGAATCCCCCTGTTTGGACAAAGCATCAAAGAGTTTTTGGACCGGAACCTGATTGCGGAGATATGGCCGCATTTTCAATCGGTTTCTAATCAGCAGGAATAAACACGTGGAAACTAAATCAAATAATCCGTGGAAGGATGCAGT